GAAGAATATAGAGTTTCCTGATTATGTCGGAGAAACTCATGGCATGCGGTATTTAAGTAATTACAACTCGAGCGTAATGATGTGGAAAGATGGGACTGTTCATCATATATGGGAGCACTTTCAATCAAATCCAGATTACTTCATGGTTAAGTATTTTGGTGACGACAGGTTCTTATGGCACGAAGATTTTAGATTTAATTACTTTCCGAAAGGTGAGATATATTCGTTCGTATATGGCGCAGACTATTATGGTATAGATGACCACAATAAATCTTTCTGGTATAGACCAGACTATACTATAGCATTACTAAATGGGTTAGACCAGTTTCCTGGAGCAGATAAAGAATATGATGAACTTCGTATGCATTAAGTGGGGTGATAAGTATCCCGCCAAATATGTGAACAATCTTTACAACATGGTAAAGAAGAACTACCCCAACCTGTTTACATTCACGTGTTATACTGATGATACCGATGGTTTAATTTGCGACACTGCGCCTATACCAGACGATGGTATTCTACATCCAAAATATTGGTTTGGTAAAGAAACCTTCTGTTTTGACCGAGCAAAGTTCTTAGTATTTAATTCACACAACTGGTTGGGGTACATAGGTGACTGGTGCTATTTTGATCTTGACCTTGTGATCCAAGAAGATATATCTGACATTGAAGAACTTGCTCAGAAACCTCGTATAATTCAATGCCGCTGGCAACCACAATCACAGAAACATGACAGACTGTTTATTGATACTCGAGGAACATTCTACAATTCTAGTATGATGCTTTGGCCTGGTAAATCATGCGAACATATCTACAACGATGCCATCGAGAATTCCGAATCGATATTTAAAACTTTCTTCAAGGGGAGCGATAATTATCATTACTGGAGACAGAGGGATTTCTGGAAAGACATTCCAGGCGGATGGATTTATTCTTGGAATCGAGGAAAGCATTACCCAGATGATATTGAACGATTTAAGTTTCGATCCGATGCCAAGATTTGCTTATTCAATACGGATAATGTTCCCCATCCTTCTGCTAAAGAGCAAATTAAGTTATTGGAATGCGAACATGAAGACATTCTCAGATTGTGGAACTGCGAATGAGAGTTAATTACGTTTGCTGTAAATGGGGAACAAAGTATTCCGCTGAGTTTGTCAATCGTCTTTATCGAATGGCAAAGAAGCATACCCCAGATAATTTTGAGTTTCACTTCTATTGCTACACAGATAATAGTGAAGGGTTTGACACTGAAATTAAAGTCATCGACTTCCCAGACATTCCTGACATCCACCCAAAATACTGGTTCGGTTCTGAGGATTTCAAATACGGCATGGCACGTTGTTGGGACAGACCAAAGACTTTTATCTTCAACACCCACAACTTCGCAGACGATAAACCAACTGGCAGATTTGTATTCTTCGACCTCGATGTTATCATACAAAATGATTTGTCGCCAATCATCACTTATGACCTAGAGAATCCTACCAAGTTGCGCTCGTGGTGGCAAGATCCGAGACCGATGAAGTCTCGCAACTTCAAACTTTCCCATGGCGCATATACTAATGGTAGTTGTATGGTGTGGTCAGATGATCAGACAGAGTGCATCTGGCAGGATGTGCTAGAACATCAAGAACGTATTTGGTTCACGTTCACCGATGGAACTGACAACTATCATAGTTGGCGATGGGGAGACTTTAGCGATACTCCATTATGGAAACATTTTCCAAATACCTTTGCTTACTCTTACAATCGCGGACGCGACTGGGATTCAGGCGACCTTGAAGTCGGTATATATAGAAAGGACTGTATTGTGTGTGTTTTTAATGTGGATTTACTTCCATTTACAGACAACAGCAGAGGGAAAGTGAAGCAGGAATCGCTTGTTGATCCTGATCTCTTAGAACATTGGAATGTATAATGATTAATATTTACACAGTAAAGTGGGGATTCAAATATGATTCGGAAGATGTCAATAAAATTCTCGAACAATGCAAACAACACATTACAACAGAATTTAATTTTTATTGTTTGACCGAACATTCTGGTGGATTAAGTCCAGAAATTAATGTCATCCCATTACCCGAGGATAACTACTACGAAAAATGGTGGAATAAGTTATATCTTTTTGACCGAAATGTTGTTAAGCAAAAAGGAGAAAAACTTTTTCTAGATCTTGATATCGGTATTCAAAACAATATCGATTGCATCGTTGATCATGATCCGGAAGACGGTTTAACTTTTGTTCGCACTCATTGGCATAACATGAAGAAAATGAAACAAGACACCCAAGATATTCCGCACAAATATACAGACTTAAATTCTAGCGTGTTGAGGTGGAATGATAGGTTAGATATCGACAAAATCACCAAGTTCGTCACAGATTATGCAGATCAAATGTTCTTCTATTATCGCGGTCTCGACAATCTATTCGGGCATCAAAGAGAACGTCTTCTGAAAATTGACCATTTCCCAGACGGTTGGGTATATAGTTACAACTACGGATATATGTGGCCGACAGATGTAAGAGAACAAGTCCTGCGCGAAGAACCACTTATTTGTTTATATGATTCAATGGAAAGACCACAAGATGTTAAATTATAATTACTTAAACAACTATCGTTATTGGGGTGAAGGTCTAGAAAAGATCAATCACGAAATGCCGTTTAAACACGAAGACTTTCGTAAGTCTTTGAATCCAAATACTATGGATGCTGCTATCTGGTTGGTAGAAGAATTGCAGAAATGCGTAGATGTAACCAAGCAATTAAATATTACGGTTTTGAATTCTTGGTTGGGGTTTCCGCTCGTTCCATTGTTATGCGAAAATCTAAACGTCAAGAAAATTAATTTAATCGATATCGACAAAGATGCATTGGAACTCTCTAAAGTGTTTAATAGGTATTATTCCAACACGGGTGTTGAGTTAAATCACATCAATTGGGATATTCCGTTTGCATATCATGATATCAATGCACTAGAAACAGATGTTGTTATTTCTCTTTGTTGTGAGACCATGTACCCCCTCAAGAAAATGACAACTGCAAACCCAGATTGTATTTTTGCCTGCCAATCGTCAAATGTATTCAAAGAAATGTATGGTATTAATTGCGTACCAACGATTGAAGAGCACATCGAGAATATTGGAGTTACTGATGTTTTCTACAAGGGATCTATTAAGCAGTCATATTACAGTTGGGATGGTAAGGTCGAGTTCGACCGCTTCATGGTAATAGGGAAAAAATAATATGGGTAGAGCAAGAGTCGTCGCACCACCTCCGCAAGATTATATTCCAGAACCTTTAGTGTCAGTGCCGCCTCCACCCGAGGAAGTGGTTGTGGAGGAGTGGATCGAAGGAAATTTCCAAGAAGAAATTGTTGAAGTTGAAATTATTGAACCTTCTCAAGAAGAACTTGAGAAGGGAAGAATCGCACAAGAAAAATATGAAGAATTGCAGCGAAAGAAAGCAGAAGAGGAATCTAGAATTTCTGCTGAGTTGCAAAATTTACGCGAAGAAAACCAAAGACTTACACGTGAAAAAGAAGCAGCGGAAAGAGCAAAAGAAGAACAAATTGTAAAGATGCGGCAACAGGCAACTGATCAGCGCAACAATCAACACATGATTCAATTAAACATGACACCAAAAATTCCATCGTTAATTAGTAAAATTAAAACATTATTTAGAAACCGTCGAATTAAGTCTGCTACAAATGTTGGAATTAAAAACTATGAAACTGCAATCCTCGAGCGAGCAAGAATTGCAGTTCCTAAGTTATTAGATGATATTGAAAAAATGCATGAACAGTTGACTATTCTGGAAGATCTACTCGCAAAATATAGTGAGGTTAAAAGCACTCAGGAAAAGTGAGAGGCATCCTCGCCGCTTATGTCTTCAATCATTGAGCGCCAGATTTCTAGATGCGGTACAACATATCCTAGTGTCAATCTCTTCGCAGTATTACCACAGCAGTGATATACGATTTTGTTTGGATCGCTGCGATCGCCGAAGTGACCAACCTTGCATGACCATCCCTTTGGATCGACCATAGTGACAACTTCTTTTGTTACAGGATCGAGATATCTGAAAAATCCGCCATTTTCTTCTGAGTTATATGTAATGAGAATATTATAACCAGACGCATTCCAATTAGTGTGCCATCCCATAAACCCATCTTCTGGATAATATGTGAAGACCGCATTATTTCTAGCACCGAGATAATTTATTAATTCAGAATTTGTTTCTTGCTGCCTTCTGCCATATTCAGAAGGGAACCATGGTTGTCCATGTGCCTGAGACATGTCAGTGCACCATGCAACATCAGGAAATCCAACATGATTGTGTCCCTTATTGACGATATGATTCATATACTGCTCATCAGTAGCAGTGTCCACATTCAGTCCGCCGCGACGTTTTGCTTGCATATCTTCAGGTCCGAGAACTAGATGTTGATCGTTCTGTTGGAAGAACCATTCTGTGAACGGGTCTAAAATATCTGTAAGATCTTTTGAGACTGAATTTGTAAATTTCAACATTTGATAATCCTTAATCTAACATACCGTGCGGGATAGTATAATGATAAATCACTCTCGGTTGTCCTTGGAGTTCTTCTTCTTTATATCCAGCGACAAAATTCCATCGAGCATCTGGGTCGGGAAACCGACCTGCCTTTACCCCAAAATCAAACTGGTTGAGGAGTCTCCACATCGTAAACGTATCCCACTGCAAGGCAGATTTTGGATAATGTTTGCGATCCCATTCTGGTTTATTTTGCGCCCAATACTCGTCATACCAAGCACGCATCATCTCTAAGGTTTGTGGATTATTCCGATAGACAAACAACCCACAATGCTCAGTCATTTCTTCTGTCTCGGATAACTTGGTCAGTGCTGCGTTATACGGACGATTGGCAGTGAAGATAACATCGGTATCCTCTGGGATCTGATCAAAAATCTTTTGGATGTCTTCGTGTTCGACTTCAGTATCACAGTCCATATAAACTGTCAAGTCATACGGAGTCTGATCGAGCGCCCAAAGTTTTGCTCGTTTATCGCGAGGAACATTTTCGGTAATTACATTATCAAAAATTTCATAATCATCTGGTTGCACCCATTCTTCTTGGGTGAAGAATGTGATATTTGCATCTGGAAAATAATCTTTTAAAGAAATTGCCGAGTTTCTTGCTGCCCTGTAGTAACCTTTGCGGATTGTGGCAACGTACAGGAATCCATTATTCGGCATCAACTGCTTCTTGCGCAATAGCAGTATTCGCTTCTTCTTGCATCAGTAACATTACTGTGTATGCAGTGACTTCCATAAACGTCTTAGACTTGCGAATCTTAGATTTTAAATCGCGATTCTTAGAGTTTTTAACTATATCAAGTTCGAAGGCATCCAACTTAGCAGCAAACAATTGTTCTTGTTGCACGCGAGTCTTGTCTACCTTCTGACGTTCAAGGTTTTGCTTTATTTGATTATTTCGTTCTTCCATGCGCCGATCAGTATTGGCATCGATCTGCCCGATACTATAGAGACGCATCACTTCTTCGTAATCACGATTGCTACCATCATTCATGATGGATGCAGTAACACGCTTATTAGTGTCAGGATAGAAAAACTCAGCGATGATATGCTGACGTTCTTTATTCGCCCAATAAGGATTTTCGATCTTACGGGTAACTACAGGTGAGGTATTAATCAATTCAATTCTCCATTAGAAATAATAGTCATGGTAACAGTATATATAATAATTGCTACAAAGTCAATAGATTTATGCAGTTTTTACCCACAAATATACTGTTGAGATGGTGTCTTTAGTCGCTTGAATGGTCGCACCAGAATAGGTTCCTGAAAACGACTGCGTATACGATCCGCTATAGAAACCAGTATATGTTGCAGTTCCTAGATAGAATCCTGTATAGTTGCCAGTAAAGTTCCCAGTGTATGTACCCGTATAGGTAGCACTTCCTAGATAGAATCCTGTATAGTTGCCAGTAAAGTTCCCAGAATAGGTTCCTGTATATGTGGCAGTTCCTGCATAGAATCCAGTATAGTTGCCACTAAAGTTTCCAGTGTATGTACCCGTATAGGTAGCAGTTCCTGCATAGAATCCTGAAAAAATTCTCGCATAGAATCCAACATAATTACCTGTATAGTTTGCTGGACCAATATAGTTTCCACTAAAGAATCCAGTGTAGTTGCCTGTATATGTTCCAGTATAGTTTGCTGTACCAATATAGTTACCAGTAAAGAACCCAGTGTAGTTGCCTGTATATGTTCCAGTATATGTAGCAGTTCCTGCATAGAATCCAGTAAAGAATCCAGTGTAGTTACCCGCATAGAATCCAGTATAGTTTGCGGGACCAATATAGTTACCAGTAAAGTTCCCTACATAGTTTCCACTATAGTTGCCAGCATAATTAGCAGCATAGTTTCTTGAACCAGAGAAAGTGCCAAGATAGTTGCCACTATAGTTACCTGCATAGGATGCAGCATAGTTTCTTGAACCCGAGAAGAAACCTACATAGTTTCCACTAAATGTTCCCGCATAGTTACCAGCATAGTTTCTCGATCCAGCATAATTTCCAAGATAGTTACCGCTGAATGATCCGAGATAGTTGCCACTAAAGTTACTCGCATAAGTTCCTAGATAGTTACCAGCAAATGCTGTTCCAACGAAACCACCGAAAAATGGTGCATAGAATCCGAGATAGTTGCCACTAAAGTTTCCTAGGTAGGTTCCAGAGAAGTTTCTTGAATATGTTCCGAGATAGTTACCTGCATAGGATGCAGCATAGTTTCTTGAACCCGAGAAGAAACCTACATAGTTTCCTGAGAAGTTACCTGCATAAGATCCAGCGTAGTTTCTCGAACCAGCAAAGAATCCAGTATAGTTGCCACTAAAGTTGCTGGCATAGTTACCAGCATAGTTTCTAGAACCTGCAAAAGTTCCTAGGTAAGTTCCGCTGAAGTTTCCTGAATATGTTCCGGAATATGGAGCAGTGCCAGCATAACCACCAGCATAGTTGCCGCTAAATCCACGAGAATATGAACCAGAGTAGTTTGCTGGACCTACGTAACCACCAACATAGTTGCCACTGAATCCTCGTGAGTATGAACCAGAATATGGGGCAGGTCCAACATAACCTCCAACATAGTTACCGCTGAATCCTTGTGAGTATGATCCGGAATATGGAGCAGTGCCTGCATAGGCTCCTGAGTATGTACCAGAAAAGTTACCGACATAGTTGCCCGTATAGTTTGCTGGACCTATATATCCGCCGCTGAAATTGTTGGCATAACTACCAGAGTATCCACCAGAGTAGTTTGCTGGACCAACAAATCCGCCGCTGAAATTATTTGCAAAAGTGCCAGAATATGTTCCGGAATAGTTTGCTGGACCAACAAATCCACCACTAAAGTTATTTGCAAAAGTGCCAGAGTATCCACCAGAGTAGTTTGCTGGACCTACATATCCACCAGCATAATTACCACTGAAGTTACCAACATAGTTACCAACATAGTTACTTGGCGAAATTTGTTCTCTGGTATCAGTAGTAGAAGTTCCTAATTGGACCCATGTTCCGCCAGATGGTGTTGAAGATTGAACCTTGTATGTCCCTAAACCAGAATCAATAATTCTATTACGGAAACTTGGTAGCATCTGCAGAATTTCGCCAGAGGACATTTCTTTAATGTCCTTGGTATTGATCAGTTTAAGTGGTTTAAGACTTGTATCTGGAGTGCTAGTCGCCGCAGTTTTCTGCCAAAGGTAAGTAAGAGTATTACCACCGTTTGCAACATCAGTCAGTGTGTAGCGAGAAACCCACGTTCCACCGCTGGGGGCAGTTGCTTGTAGACGATATTGTCCAGCAGTATACGAACTTTCGGCGACCATCGCAGAAATAGCATAATCAAGCAATTCACTATCAATTTCTGCATCAGACATTTCTTTGATGCGGTCAGTGGAATATTTGATCGGTCTATTAGTAATACTTTCAGTCGCCGCAGCAGATACCTGCTTTGCGTAATATGTTACAGTATCAATCGCACCAGTAGCTGGGTGAGTTCCTGTTGCCTCTTGACGATCTGTATCAACAAAGGTTCCGATTGCAGTTCCTGTGCCAGTATTATTTGTGGTGATATTAATTTCACCAGTACCTGTACCATCAGCATTCGCACCAAAGGAAACTGTTAGGATATTTGCTACATAATTTTTGATTTCATCTACAGACATTGCCTGCAACCCCTGCATATTTGCAGAGGTTACTGGTGTCGCAGAAGATTTAATTCTAAGAACCATAGTTATGCAGTCCTAATCCAAAGTTTAACCGTTGATATTGTGTCCTTCGAGGAAAGCACAGTTGCTCCGGAATACGTCCCCGCGAATGTTCCAGTATAATTACCCGTAAAGAAACCACCGTATGCAGGTGAAGTATAAACGCTAGTAAAGAAACCAGTATAGAACCCTGTATATATAGCAGTTCCTGTATAGAATCCTGTAAAGTTACCTGCACTGGTGAAACTACCAGTATAAAACCCAGTATAATTACCTGTATATGATGCAGTTCCTGTATAGAATCCAGTATAGAATCCAGTGTAATTACCAGTGTATGCTGGACCAATAAAGTATGCAGTATATGCAGTTCCAGTCGCTCCAGTATAGTAACCAGTATATGGTGTTCCTGGAATTGGTGCACCAGTATAGTAACCAGTGTAAGGTGTTCCTGGAGTTGGTTCGCCGCTATAGAAACCAGTGTAAGGTGTTCCTGGAGTTGGTTCGCCGCTATAGTAACCAGTATATGGTGTTCCTGGAGTAGATGGACCTGTATAGTAACCAGTATATGGCGTAGCAGGAGTAGATGGACCTGTGTAGAATCCAGTATATGGCGTCGCTGGGGATGGTTCGCCACTATAGAACCCAGTATATGGTGTTCCTGGAGTGGAATCGCCAGTATAGTAACCAGTGTATCTTGTAGGAACGAACAACGGTCCTGGATCCCCTGGACCTGCTCCTCCAGGTCTTGGAACCAAGGTTCCTGGCTGAATAGGCGGACCACTGTAGAACCCAGTATATGGTGTCGCTGGAGTAGATGGACCTGTATAGAATCCTGTGAATGATTTTGGAACTGCTTGTGCAGTATAGAACCCAGTGTAAGGTGTTCCTGGAGTAGAAGAACCAGTATAGAAACCAGTGTATGGTGTTCCTGGAGTCGATGGACCGCTGTAGAACCCAGTGAATGGTGTCGCTGGAGTAGATGGACCTGTATAGAAACCAGTGTATGGTGTTCCTGGAGTAGATGGACCTGTGAATGATTTTGAAACTGGTTGTGCAGAATACACTCCAGTGTAAGGTGTTCCTGGAGTAGAATCGCCAGTATAGTAACCAGTATATGGACCAGTCGGATTTCCTACAAGAGTATAGAACCCAGTGTATTCCGCAATAGTCGGAACTACACCTTGGTAGAACCCTGTATAAATTCCTGGACCTGTGCTTGTGTACCATCCAGAATAATTTCCTGGAACAAGAGCCTGTCTATAATTCGTGATTGGTGGTCCTGGTTCACCTGGGAAAATTGGTGGTCCTGGTTCATATCCCTCATAGAATTCTAACGAAGGTACGCCAGTGTAAGTTCCCAAGTAATTCTGGGTGACAGGCGAACCACTATAATTACCAACATATGGAGTTAAAATTGGACCCATGAAGTCTTGCTCAGGCGGTCCATCACCTGTATAAGTCCCAGTAAACGACCCACCTGGATTTGTCCCACTATAGAATCCAGTATATGGCGTAGCAGGAGATGCACCGCCAGTGTAGTAACCAATGAAAAAGGCAGGAAGTTGGCCCGACGGAAACCCATTGAGATCGGCAACATCCCATTTCAGCGTATAGAATCCAGTGTAGGATGTTCCTGGAGTCGACGGTCCAGTATAGTAACCAGTATATGGTGTTCCTGGAGTGGAATCGCCAGTATAGTAACCAGTATATGGTGTCGCTGGAGTAGATGGACCTGTATAGTAACCAGTATATGGTGTTCCTGGAGTGGAATCACCAATATAGGTTCCTGAAAAGAAGGCAGGAATCTGTCCCGACGGCATCCCATTGAGATCGGCAACATCCCATTTCAGCGTATAGAATCCAGTATAGAACCCAGTATATGGCGTAGCAGGAGTAGATGGACCTGTATAGAATCCAGTATATGCAGGCGCTGGAGTTAGATCTGCAGTATAGAACCCAGTATATGGTGTTCCTGGAGTCGACGGTCCAGTATAAAACCCAGTGTAAGATGGTGCTGGAGTTGATGGTCCAGTGTAGAAACCAGTAAAAGTTTCACCTGGAGTTGATGGTCCAGTGTAGAATCCAGTGTATGGTGTTCCTGGAGTTGATGGTCCAGTATAGAATCCAGTGTATGAAGGTGCTGGAGTTGATGGTCCAGTATAGAAACCAGTGTATGAAGGTGCTGGAGTTGATGGTCCAGTATAGAAACCAGTAAAAGTTTCACCTGAAGTTGATGGTCCAGTATAGAACCCAGTGTATGAGGGTGCATCAACAGAATATGGTATTCCATCGCGCTGAGTGGTATACGCAGGTCCAGTATAGGATCCTGTGTATGCTCTACTATAGGTTACGAAATTTTCTACAATAGTTCTAGTGTATACTCCGCTGAAACTGCGAGTGTACGTTGGACCTGCACCAGTAAAAACTCCAGTATAATTCGCAGGTCCAGTATAACCAGCAGAGAAATTATTGCTGTATCCAGGACTTGTGAATGGTGAGGTATATGGTGGACTGCCATATGCTCCGCTATACGTTCCTGTATAGTTACCAACATAATTTTGCGGAGAAACTTGCTCTCTAGTATCAGTAGTAGAGGTTCCTAATTCAACCCATGTTCCGCCACCTGGAGCAGTCGCTTGCAGTTTATAAGTTCCGATATTAGTATCGATAATGCGATTACGGAAGTTCGGAACCAACTGCTCAATTTCGGCAGCGGTCATAATCTTCAACGAGTTGGCATCATTACTTTTTAATGGTGCAAGAGAATCGTTGGCGACTGTTGAAGCAGCGGTTTTTTGCCACAGGTAGGTTGTGGTATTTCCGCCATTCGCGACATCAGTGAGCGTGTATCTTGCTTGCCAAGTTCCACCTGTAGGAGCAGTTGCTTGTAGTCTATATTGACCAGCAGTATATTCAGATTCGGAAACAAACGCCGAAATCACAGTATCCAAAACACCGTCCAGATTAGCATCAGTCATTCGGCGAATGCCATCAGAATGCCATGCGACAGGACGAGCAGTTACGCTTTCGGAAACAGGAGCAGTTACTTGCTTTACATAATAGGTAGTAGTAGTTATGTCACCCGTGGCAGGATGTGTCCCAGTCGCTTCAGTTCTATCCGTGTCAACGAACGTTCCAATAGAAGTTCCTGAACCCGAATTATCTGTTGTGATGTTTATCTCAGCAGCGCCAGATCCAGTGGTATCCGTCGCAAACTTAGTTGTGATGACATTTGCAATATAGTTCTGAACCTCTGCGTTGGTCAAAGGTTCCAGTCCGCTGAAAACAGCAGACGTAATTGGCGTCGTAGATGCTTTGACCTTTAGAGGATTCATTTTAGTTCAACCTGTTACCACTTGTATCGTAAACAATAAGATTAGTAATGCGATACCAATCTTGCGTATCCTGCGCAACTAACTGAACAGAACTATATGGTGCCAGATTAACAGCAACGTTCACAGTTCCTTCGTCAATGACGTCAGATGTGTTTGGATAAACCTTAATGGTAACCGCAGTAGTATTGACAATAGTAACAGAAACGCCTACAGCAGCAGTCGGGAGTTTGACACCTTGGTTTGCTGTTGCCGAGGTAACAATATTGACTGTTTTTGTCAGCGCAGTTGCGCCACCTTGATCAGTTCCTGCTGCAGCAACCGATGCATTTACTGATGGGATAAATGCGCCAGTTAGTGTCAGGTTCTCGAACGATGGACTGTCACCAGATTGATACTTATCTTGATTGAGGTTGGTAAAGTTATCATCAACCTCATTATTTGTTAAAGGTACGCCCTTGGCGGACCTCAGTGTAATTGTGCTCATGCTTTCCTACCTTCATGATTGTTGAGAATTTGTGTTAACAAAGATTTAATTTCCGTCATTTCATTCTTTAATTCATTAATCTCAATTCCATATGACTTCATTTGTTTAAGTCTTTCGCGTTGTGCATTATATGCTGCTAATTCATGTCTATCAGTAGAGACAATTGCTTTGGAGTCTCCATCTCTAATGTATTTATTCGTATCTTGAAGT